CTTCGAGAAGGTGCCTGAGTGGAAGGATGAAGCAAAGTGGTCTGCCGCGCAGAAGTCTCTGCGGGAATACGGCAAGACGGTCGGCTACTCGGATGACGAGTTGGCGGCTGCTACAGACCCCCGAGCGATCATCGTTCTTGAGAAGGCGCGTAAGTACGATGCTCTTCAGGCTAATCGTCCGCAGCCCAGCAAGGGTTCTGCGCCGAAGCCGATGAGAGCCGGAAATCTCGCGTCATCGCCTAGGCAAGCGACGGAAGTTGCGAAGGTAAAACAGCGTCTCAAATCCACAGGTCACGTCAATGACGCGGCTGCCATCTTCGCCATGCTAGACAGGAAGTAAAACAATGGCTTCTCTCTCCAAGGTTACGACCTACGACGGTCCGAACTCCATCCGTGAAGACCTCTCGAACATCATTTACGATATCTCACCTGTTGACACGCCATTTTTGAGTAACATTGGCCGTGACACTTGCGAGAACACCTACTTCGAGTGGCAGACGGACTCCCTCGCTGCGGCTGACACCACGAACGCCGCCATCGAAGGCGCGGACGCTGGCAACGCCAACTTCGACCCGACTGTCCGCGTGGGTAACTACACGCAGATCAGCACGAAGGTGATCTCCGTCTCCGGCACCGATGACTCGGTGAACAACGCCGGTATGCGCACCCAGATGGCCTACCAGACTGCGAAGTCTGCCAAGGAGCTGAAGCGCGACATGGAAGCCATCGTCACCAGCAACCAGGCTGGCGTCGCGGGCAACAGCACGTCCACGCCCCGCAAGACCGCGGGTCTCCCGACGTGGCTCATCACCAACTCGCAGGCGAACGGCGCGACCGTCTCCTCGATGTCTGGTGCTGGCGGCAACGGCTTCCCTTCGACCGCGTGGACGAACCTCTCGACCGCTACGGACGTTGCTCTGACTGAGACCATGCTCAAGACCGCTATCCAGCAGGTCTGGACGCAGGGCGGTGACCCCAAGATCTTCATGGTCAACGCCTACAACAAGACTGTCGCCTCTGCGTTCGCTGGCCTCGCTCAGCAGCGCATCAACTACACCTCCGCTACGCCGATGAAGATCATCGCCACGGCTGACGTGTACCTGGGCGACTTCGGCGAGGTCTCCATCGTCCCGAACCGCTTCCAGCCCGGCAACTTCGCCTTCGTGCTGGACCCGGAGTACGCTTCGATCTCGTACCTGCGTCCGTTCCGCACGTTCGACCTCGCCAAGACCGGCGACTCGGACAAGAAGGAAATGGTTGTCGAGTACGGCCTGCGTGTCCGCAGCGAGAAGGCTCACGCTGTGATCGCGAACCTCATCCCGTCGTGATGAGCAGAGGGCGGGGGATTTCCCCCGCCCTTTTCATGGAGAGGGTACATGGCTGAGGAATACGCTCCCGGTTCGTTTAATCTGGGATACGACAGCATCAGCGGCACGCTGACGAAGATGCACATCACGACCGATCAGAAGTTGGTCTTCGAGGATGTCGTGAACATCGACCAGATCGCCGCTCAGAACAAGATCGACCGAGACGCGATCAGCAACACAGAGAAGCTGCCGGACGGGATGGTCCGGGTGGCATCTCTCCCCATGTTGGTGTACTTTGATCTGAAGAAGCGGGGCATCTTGGAAGACAAGACGGCTCTTCGGAAGTGGCTCAAGTCGGAAGAGGCTATTCCCTTCCGAACTCATAGGATCACTAGCTGATGGTCGCGATCACCAACTACTCGACACTTCAGAGCTCGATTGCCGACTACCTGAACCGTGCGGATCTGACTTCTCAGATCCGCATGTTCATTCAGTTTGTTGAGGCTGACCTTAACACGCGCATCCGTTGTCGAGAGATGATCGTTCAGTCCACGATAACGTCCACTCTTGGCGATGTTGATCTGCCTGCAAACTGGCTTGAGGCGATCAACCTCAAGATTGATGGTGGGCAGACGCCCCTGCGCTATATAACTTTGGATGAGGCTGACATCGTTGTCTCGGAGCAGCTTCTGACGCAGCCGAGGTTCTACACGATTGTCGAGGATGTCATCCGTCTTGTTCCTCCACCTGCGACGAACGAAGACATTGACCTGATCTACTACTCGAATATCCCCGCGCTGAGCAATCAGAACACGACGAACTGGCTGCTTACGAAATCCCCGGATGTCTATCTTTACGGGGCTTTGGTCCATGCTGCGCCGTTCCTCGTTGACGACCAGCGCATCAGCGTTTTTGCTCAGTTCTACTCCCAGCGTGTCGAGGCTTTGAACCAAGACTCGTACAAGGCTTTGCATAGCGGATCGCCGCTAATCGCTCGGACGAAGAGGGTCTATTATGGCTGACTCGTTTACAACGAACCTCAACCTCACGAAGCCGGAAGTTGGCGCTTCCAAGGACTCGTGGGGAACGAAGCTAAACAACGACATGGACACCATCGACGCCCTGTTTGCGGCGGCTGGGTCCGGTACGTCTGTTGGTCTTAACGTCGGCTCTGGGAAGACACTCAGCGTTGCGGGTACTTTGACGGTGAGCGGCAGCGCGACCGTCTCGGGTAGCCTTGTTATCCCGGCGGCTTCTTCGCCATCTCAGACCGCTGAAGGGTCTGTCGTCTGGGACAGCAACGACGACTTGCTGACGGTTGGAACGGGCGCTGGTCGTAAGACCATGGTCGATACCGACACCGCGCAGACGATGACGAACAAGACGCTGACGGCTCCTGTAATCTCGACCATCTCGAACACGGGGACGGTTACCCTTCCGACATCGACGGATACGCTTGTTGGACGGGCAACCACAGACACGCTGACCAACAAGACGCTGACGAGCCCCACCGTTAACACAGCGACCATCAGCGGCGGGACGATCAACAACGCCATCATCGGCGGATCTACGCCTGCGGCTGGTACGTTTACGACTGTTGCTGACAGCAAAGGTGATGTGCGTCTCATCCCGCAAAACGCGCAGACATCATCTTATGTCTTGGTTGCGGGCGATGCGGGTAAGCACATCAGCATTACGACTGGCGGCGTGACTGTACCTGCGTCCGTGTTCTCCGTTGGGGACGCAATCAGCATCTACAACAACAGCGGATCTGCCCAAACCATCACGCAAGGTGCGAGTGTCACTTTGCGTTTTGTTGGTACAGCGACGACTGGAAACAGGACGCTTGCTCAGTATGGGCTCTGCACTGTCCTCTGCGTCGCATCTAACGTCTTCGTGATCATAGGCGGTGGCGTTACATGAGCATCCTGCAACTTGTCGCCACTACGAAAACGGTTGTGCCGGGGTCGCAGACGTATGCAAGCCCCGGTTCTTTCACGTTCAATGTGCCTTCCTACAACACGATCACAATTGAAGTGTGGGGCGGGGGTGGCGGCGGTTCGTTTTACGACAGAGGCACCCTAGCGAACGGCGGGGATGGAGGCACATCAACTGCTTCTATAGCGCAGGGAACCCTTACCGCTACGGGTGGGCAGGGCGGCCTTCTTTGGAACGGGCCATCGTCTGTCGGTGGTTCTGGTTTTGGCCCTGCTGGGTCTACTACGGCAAGCGGCGGCGGTTCTGCACAGGCACAGCCCTACCCTACAGGTGGTGCTGGTGCTGGCCCCGGCGGCGGTGCTGGCGGATACTATCTTACCAACGGTGGGCGCGGCGGAACTCCGGGCGGCGGCGGCGCAGGGTATAGCACGCTGTCTCCTGGCGGGAATTTCCGATCAGCCTCTGGTGGCGGTGGTGGCGGCTACGTCTCCTACACGACGACTGATTATGTAGGGTCTACGATTTCTCTCACTGTCGGCGCTGGTGGAGACGGAGCTTTCGGCGTCCCTGATGCCGATGGTGGTACTGGGACTGTCAAGATCACATGGAGTTGACCATGCTCAAGCAAGGCTCCGTTCCGGTTGATACAATCTTCGTTCACTGCTCGGCTACAAGGCCGGACTGGATGGAGGCGCACCCTTTGAGCGCGAAGGTCTCCGAGATCGCTCGGTGGCATAAGCAGCGGGGCTGGGGATCGATAGGTTATCACTACGTCATCGACCGCGATGGCACGGTCGCGATTGGTCGCCCTGAGACGACAGAAGGCGCGCATGTTCGCGGACACAACAAGGGATCTATCGGCATCTGCCTTGTCGGAGGCCACGGGTCTTCCGAGAACGATGCCTTTGAGAAGAACTTCACCTCCCAGCAGGCCAAGGCTCTACGGGAGTTGATCTCCGACATCAGCCATCGCGCAGA